TCACATTGCGCTTATTATTTGTGTTGCTTTTTCATCTTCTTCTTTGTAAGTTTCTTCAAGTAAATGTGAATAAACTTCTGTGGTTACTGATATATTTTTATGTCCTAATCTTTTCGAAATGTAATATATAGAAATGCCTTTGGCTAATAAATATGAACAGTGAGTGTGACGCAGTGCGTGAGAAGTAATCTCTTTGATACCTAGATTGTTGCAATATACTTTTAAACGTTTATTAACCGCATTGTTTGTTAATTCTCCAAATACAGTACCGTCGATAGTTCTAGGTAATTGATCAATAGACTTAATGATGTGGTTCATGTCTTTTTGACTAATAGACACGTAACGTGGTGACGAATCTGTTTTATGCTCATCAATATATATTTCACTTTTAACTTGGTTAATATATTCACGTTTTAGATTTAACGCGCCACTTATACGACAACCAGTGCATATCATGATGAATAATACAAGTGATGATGCGTTGTCTTTAGTCATCAAATGCTGTTTTAACACTTCATAGTCTTTTAGATTGATATACTTACTATCTTCACTTTTGTTTGGGTTACTAGCTCTATAACTAACTTTAAAAGTAGGGTTTTTTGCAATAAGTCCTTCATATACTGCATCGTCTAATGATGTTCTTATATAGCCATTTAATTTTCTTATTGACTCTTTAGAATGATTTTTTGAAAATTCATTAATAAAATCTTGATAATGGTACCTAGATAAATCTTTCAGCTTTTTCTTGCCAATAGGGTGATTGTTGATATGTTCAATCGCAGAGGTATAGGACTTATATGTTTTAGGTGTCACTGTTGATTTTTTAAATGTTTCACACCAGGTTTTAAAATACTCGTACAATGTTAAATTAGGTTCGTACTCGATGCCTTGTTTTAACTCATTCAACTTATCTAACCCAGCAGAATTCGCCTCACGTTTCGTTCTAAAACCTTTCTTTCTATATCTCTTACCCTCATATTTAAACTCGTATTGCCATTTTTTACCGTCATAACATCGTGTTTGCATGCTATCCCTCCTCAAAAAAAGTAAAAAAATAATAAGGGTAGGCGGGCTACCCTATTAAATTTAATAATCATAATAAACAACTAAATTAACTCGTTCAGGTTCGTTATAGTCGTCAAAGAATTCATCATCTTCGTCCTCTTTAACATAACAAGCTTCAAAATGAATTACCTTATCGTTGTTTTCTCGCATTTCTTTCAATACTTTTTTATTTAAAAGTTTAGGTACATAACCGATAAAAATATCTCCACTATAAATTTCAATAGCGTTTGCATCGTATTTATTTTTTGGGTTATGAATAACTTTTATATCTTTAAAATAAATACCGTATTCTGCTTCTTCTTTAAAAGTTTCTGAAACTAAAGGGTCATCGTTTTCTACTTTTTCTTTGTAAATAGATTTCGCTAATCTTCTAATTTCTTTACTTCTATAATGAAACCCAGCAATATCACCGTCATAAATAAAATATCTATTTTCATTCATATCACTATCTCCTCCATAGAGATAATGATAGCAAAGCGCCATTAGAGGCGCTATATATTATTCAAATATTTGATAGTTATAAATTACTTTACCAATTACTTCAATTTCTTCTAAACTTTCTAAGTCAAAAGTATTTGTTTTAAATTCATCTGAATAGCTGACTGGATCTAAATGTAATTTTGTTTCAGTACGTCTTACACGTTTTACTGTATATTCTCCACCTAATCGCAATACTAAAATATCGTTATTATTTAATCTGTAATCTTGATTACGTCTGTAATCGTGAATAATTATGTATGAGCCATTAGATAAAATTTTATTCATGCTATCGCCATTGACTTGTAAAGCAATACATTCTTTAGGGTTGCGACCATTAAAAGCGATATCTGGGACCTCTAGTTCTCTATTATCAATCGCTACGCCTTCGAAGTTGCCAGCCGAAACCTTTCCGTAATAAGTTACTTTATGAGTAGTAGTACCTAAATCTACTTCGAAACTATCTTCATCAAAACCTAATATATATTCTGGAGTAACATTAAAAACTTTTGCATAATCGTCAACTTTGTTGACAGGAAATTGACGACTTTTGTTTAAATACCTTGAAATTGTAGATTTCGATGATCCTACTTTTCTAGCTAATTCGTTAGATGTAAAACCTTTTTTATTCATTAAATCAGTTATTAAATCAATGATTTCAGCGTTTGTTCTCATCTTTTTTCCTCCTAAAAGGTTACGATTTTTATTTACAATTGAAGTATATCACTGTTCCCGAACGAATACAATATATAGGAAAAAAAAACTTTTTTTATTTTTTTGTTTCCAAATTGTTGACACACGGGAACGTAGTTGTTATGATTAAGACAGTTCTTAAGAGAACGGAATTGAGGTGTTAAAAATGACGATAAATTTAAAACGTTTAAAAGCCGAAAGATTAGCCAACGGTTTAAATCAAGAAGAAATGGCTAAAAGAATGGGTTGGAAAAGTAGAACTCCTTATGCTAAACGTGAAAATGGTTTAGTTACTATTGGTGCAGATGAACTTGTACAAATGGCGGAAATACTAGGTTATAGCATAGATGAATTGCGTATTTTTTTTAACCCAAGTGTTCCCAAAAGGGAATTAAAAGAGAAAGTATCTAGCTAATTAAATAACGATTTCAACACCTACATTGAGCGTATAAGAGCGAGAGTGCGCGACGATATGAGCCACGCCATAATACATTAACGGTTATTGCCAAGACTATACGTTGAATGTAGGTGTTGAAAAGAAGAAGGAGGTAACGATTTGAATAATATAGAAGTTGTAGACATCAACAAATTAAAATTCGACGCTGACATCAACCAACTTGTCCCAGAAATGACTGAAAAAGAATTTGATGATTTGGTTACAAACATCGAAATGCAAGGTCAACATACACCGATACACATTAATTGGGACAATACAATTTTAGATGGCCGAAATAGAATAAATGCTTTAAAGAAGCTAAACATCAATGAAGTTAAAGCTATTAGAGAAAATCTTGAAAAAGATGAAGCACTTAAATTTGTGAGAGATACAGCAGTTGAACGTAGAAATTTAACAGCTAATCAAAGATTGAACATAGTGTTAAATGCCAAAGATTTAATTGGAGACATTCAAGAAAGAGCGAAGGAAAAAAGAAGAAAAGCATTAAAAAAAGCTAACAAAACCAATCCTAATCATACAAGTAATGGTTTTAGTTCAGCTGAACCAAAACCATCGAAAGAAGAAATTCACACCATTGAAGAGACACCAAAAACCAACCAATTCGACACACCAGTACACGAGAACAAAGAATTAGCAGAACTTGCTGGGGTTAGTAAATCAACTGTAATGAGAGCAAAAAAAGTTAAACGTGAAGATCCTGAAACTTATGAAAAAGTCATCAAAGAAAATAGTGGTTGGAATAAAGCTTATAACGAACTGCCATCAGTTAAAAACAAAGAGTATCAAAAGAACCTCAAAAATAAACGTATAGAGGTGGAAAGTGAAGTGTCTAATGAAGAACTAGAATTATTAGCTCAATCTCAAACTTTAATAAAAAGATTTCAAGATTTAGCATTATGCACTAAAAATTCAAGCGACATTGAAAAAGTAATAAATAAAGCTTTAAAAACAGATTTTGAAGATATTAAAGAAGCTTACTTCAAAGTAGAAAGATTATTTTCATTAATTGGATTAAAAATAGAAACAAATGGAGGAACTAAATAATGAAAAAATTAAATGATTTTCCGAGCAGAACAGAAAAGGTAGTAATTAATCAATTGGGAGTAGATGAAACATATCAACGACCAGTATCAAAAGCTAAGGTAAATAAAATTGTTAAAAATTTCAATCCTATCGGCATGGGACCAATCCTAGTATCTGAAAGAGAAGATGGAAGTTTTTGGATATTTGATGGTCAACACAGAGTAGAAGCATTAAAAATTCTAGGCGAATTAGTTTGGGAAGTAACAATTTATTCTGGAATGACATTAAAAGATGAAGCCACTGCATTTAGATTATTACAAGAAGGTTCTAAAGCAAATGCTGCTGAACGTTATGTAAGTGAATTAGCTGCTGGCGTAGAAGAAACTTTAACGATTGAAAATGCACTTAATCAAATTGGTTTTACAGTAGATAGAAATACAAATAATTACACAATTCAAGCAGCAGACACTGTTAAAGAAATATATCGCAACGGAGGACCAAAATTGCTTAAAGATACAATTTGCTTAATTCGTGACGCATTAGGTACTCAAAGAAAAAATTATACTCGAGTGATAATGATCGGAGTATCACAGTTTATCAAAGAATATCCAGAACAAGATAGAAACTGGATTGTTAAAAAGTTAAGTCAAGAAGGTTTAATTTCTTTCAAAAACAAAATTGAAGATTATAGTCGAGCTACTGGTAGTACAAAAAAAGTTGCGACTGTAAAAACGCTGGTACGAATTTACAATCACAACAAAAGTAAAAAATTGCAGTTAGCAGAATAATTAACAATTTAATTCTACCACATGAGGTGGTTAAAAGCCACCTTAATTCTACACATAATGTGTGTAGAAATAGTGGTACGCCCTTTTAGAGTACCACAAGGCTACTACCTTTAGTAGTACCGAAAAGGATGCACACTTTATGTGTATCCATACGCTGTCCACAATTTGGACACCCACAATCTAACAACCAAATTAAGGAGGATGCAAAATGCAAAAGGAAATTAAAGGTTTAGAAATAAATTTAAATATTAATGTAAAAAACCGCAATGAACTAAATGAATTGCTGGAGACAATTCAAAAAGACATTGCAGCTTTAAAGAATGATTTTGACAAATTAAATCAATTTAATATCAAGTTCGATTTAGAGTGATTTCAGAAGAGCAACTCGGACATTTAGCTTTGTAATTTCTGAATTTGAAAGTTCGATTTTTCTCACAGATAGGACATTTCATCTTCTTATCGAATTTAGCTAATTGTTTATTAAAAGCTTTTCTAAAGTCTTTATCGAATTGTTTTTCATCAAAATCAATGGAAACATTTGACTTTTTATCCATAAGCATCACCTCCTTTCAAAGGAGATAACTCATTATACCAAAGCAATCGAACAAACAAATTAAAGGAGGAACAAAAAATGAAAAATAGTAAAGCCGGTATCAAATTCAAAAATGGGGAAATTCATTTCTTGAATTCAAAGGGTGAACCAGAAATAACAATTGATAAGAATGGATTTAGTCATAAAGACAAAAACGCAATTAATGAAGAAGGTATTAAAGCAGATAAAATATCTGCCTTAACAAGTAATTCAACTAATGAAGTCAGTATATATAGAGCGAAAAATTTAATCAAAAAAGCACTCTTAATAGCAACTACTGCAATAGTTACTAAAAAGGTGCTTGATAGAAAAGGACCTAAAGTTATTCACCAATTAAACATTAACGGAAAAGATTTAGAAATTAAGCAATTAAAAATAAACAAAGCCATTAGAGAATTAGAGAAATCTAAAAATACAATTGATGAGTTAATTAACGAAGGTATACCATTCGAAACTACTTTCTAACAAAATCAGGGATAACTAAATTATACACGAAAGGAGTATCTAAGATGACGCAAACTTTAACTGTATCTGTACCAATACCCGACACACACGTACTTGTCGCTAAAGATGAATACGATGAGTTAATAAACTACTCACTAAATCCAGTCTGGGACTTAAAAGAATTGAAACGCAAATTGAAAATGTCATCTGACGACACTATCAAAGATAGATTGTTATTCAATCCGAAGTTTGAAAAATTACTCAAAAAGCAGGGTATCGCACATTACCCAGATGAAAGTTTGAACCGTTGGAGATTCAACGCTAGAAAGATGAATAAATTTATCGAAGAACATTTCGAAGAAATACATGGAAAAGGGGAGAAGAAATGACTAGCACAGATAAAACAATTTTAATCAGTGGCATGACCTTCAACGTAGTATTTTTCCTGCTCATGCTAGCCGAATTAGTGATAACTAAAGCAGCAGGATATGCGTTATTCAGTGCGATAGCCACATATGTATTCTTCGAATATGTGTACTACGCACAAAAAAAGACTGAAACTCACAGCAATGAGTAACAGTCAATAAAAGGCATTTGGATAATTAGCTAACTTAAAAATAAAACAATCTCTGGAGGATGTCAAATTGAAACAACACAAGTTTAAGCGTATGGCCTACGACTTAATGGAACTTATCCCAACTAATAGATTTCAAGTCGATTATAAATACAGCATTATCTGGTTTGCACATTTCGATGAAAGATACACAAATGGCGTTAAAACGTTATGTATGGACAATGTCGTCGATGATGAAAGTAGCATGCTAACTAAATTCGAACTAGCTAAAAAAGTAATTAAAGGGGAGGCATACTTAAATGAATGAATTGCAATCTCAAGAACTAGAAAACATTGAGCAAGACGAAAGATTTACAGTAACAGACTTAGACAGTGCTAATTGGGTGTTCAAAAAATTAGACGCTATTAATTCAAAAGAAACTGAAATTAATAATTTAGCCGATAAAGAAATTGAGCGTATTAATCAATGGCGTGATAAAGAAGTCGAGAAGTTACAAGGTAGCAAAGAATATTTACAAAGTTTAGTAATTGAATATTACAGATCTGAAAAAGAAAAAGACGCTAAATTTAAATTAAATACACCATACGGCAGAGTTTCATCACGTAGAGGCTCTAAAGTTATTCAGGTTAGCAATGAGAAAGATGTCATTAATCAACTAGAGCAAAGAGGCTTTAATGATTACGTCAAAGTTACAAAAAAACTTAATCAAGCAGATATCAAAAAGGACTTTAACATTGCAGATAATGGCGCTCTAATTGACGCAAATGGCGAAGTGTTAGAGGGAGCAAGCCTTATCGAAAAGCCAACGTCTTATTCAGTAAAGGTAGGCGATTAAGATGACTGAACAAAACCAAGAGCAAACTAACATTTTAAAAAAATTGAAGATTAATAACATTGCTGAAAAGAATAAAAAGAAATTTTATAAATTTGCAATCTACGGAAAAATTGGTACTGGTAAAACAACGTTTGCAACTAGGGATAATAATGCGTTTGTTATTGATATCAATGAAGATGGGACAACTGTTGTTGATGAAGGTTCAGATGTAGCCATTCAAAACTATCAGCACTTTGTATTAGTTATCCAATATCTACCACAAGTTATTAAGCAAATGAGGGATAACGGTCAACAAATTGATGTAGTGGTTATCGAGACTATTCAAAAATTAAGAGATATGACACTTGCTGATGTTATGAAGAACAAAGGTAAAAAGCCTACCTTCAACGACTGGGGAGAAGTAGCAGACAGAATTGTCAGTATGTATAGATTGATTGCTAAGCAGCAGGAAGAACATCAGTTTCACTTTGTTATTACTGGTCATGAAGGCATTAATAAAGACAAAGACGAAGAAGGTAGTACGATTAATCCTACTATAACAATTGAAGCCCAAGAGCAGATTAAGAAAGCTATTACATCTCAAAGTGATGTGTTAGCTAGAGCGATGATTTTAGAACATGAAGAGAATGGCGAGAAAAAGAAAGAATATGTTTTGAACGCTGAACCTTCCGGAACGTTTGAAACAAAGATAAGACATTCTCCTTCAATAAAAATTAATAATAAAGTATTTATCAATCCAAGTATAAACGACGTAGTACAAGCAATCAGAAATGGAAACTAATAAAAACTAAAAGGACGGTAATTAATTATGAACTTCAATTTAAATTTACAAGGCGCGCAAGAATTAGGTAACTATATGCAACCAGGACAATACAGTGTGAAAGTTAAAAACTTCGAAAGTAAAGAAAGTAAGAATGGACATCCACAGTTAGCGATCACTTTCACTCATAAAGAAGAGGGGGAATTCACTCATTATGCTAACGGAGATACTTCAAATGACTTTGCTAAAAACTGGTTATACACATTCTTAAAAGCGTTAGGAATTCAAGATAACAACGGACAATTTAGTTTTACTGAAAGAGATGTAATCGGTAAGCCAATCAATATTGAACTTGAACGTAAATACAATGACTATACAGAAAAATGGAATACAGTTTTAAAACGTTTTTGGAAATTCGAAGGTACTCCGGTATTTGAAAAGGTCGGCATTAAAGAAAATGAAAAGAATGAAGGTAATGAACAATCTAGTAAACCTAGTTTGAATAGCTCAGATAATCCTTTTGCAAATGCGAATGGTCCAATCGATATTTCTGATGATGACTTGCCATTCTAGGGCGTGATTAAGTGTCACAAATTATTAAGTACCAACGTAATAATAATGGCTTATACGACGTAGTTGTTACTGATGTAGAAATACCAGAACAAGCTATTGATTTATTAGATTTAAAACAACCTATTGATGTTGATTGTTCAGTGATAGATCCAAATTCTATCACTGGCAAACAACGCAGATTGATATTTGCATTATGTAACGATATAGAAGCACATACGGGACAGCCTAGAGATTATATGAGGCAAATGTTCCAAGACTATGTGAAGTTCTTATATGGATATGAACAACGAATTTCATTAGCTGATTGTACAAGAACGATTGCTAAACAAATTATAGATGTAATGTTCGAATGGATATTCAATAATGGAATACCTCTTAATTACAAAACAAGCGAAATGATGAAAGAAGATAAAAATTATCTCTATTGGGCAACTATTACAAGACATTGTGTCATATGTGGCAAACCTAATTCAGACCTAGCACACCTAGAAGCAGTAGGTAGAGGGATGAACAGGAATAAGATGAACCACTATGATAAACACGTTTTAGCGTTGTGTCGTAAACATCATACGACGCAGCACCAAATGGGGATAGACAGTTTTAATAATTACTATCAGCTGCAAGATAGTTGGATAAAAGTTGACGATAAATTAAATGCCATGCTGAAAGGAGAGAAAACGAATGATAGATAGATTTGATGTAGGAGAACGTATCAATGATCGTAGATCAAAATTAGGAATGACACAAAAAGAATTAGCTATATATACTGGCGTAACTAGATCGACAGTTCAAAAATGGGAATCTGGAGTTCATCTACCTAAAAAAGAAAGAATACCTAAAATAGCTGAACATCTGAAATATAGCGAAGAATATTTGTTATATGGAAGTGATGAAGTATGAGCGACAAAGTAAAAACTAGTATCACTGGTTACGGTCTTGTATTCAAACGAGTAATGAAAGACAGAGATATCAGTATAGAAGCTAAAGCATTGTACAGTTACTTATCAGCTTATGCTGGTGCAGATGAAAGTTCGTTTCCTAGCGTTGAATTGATAAAACATGAACTCAACATAGGAAAGCAACGTTATCAACGGGCTAGACGTGAGTTGGAAGATGCAGGTTATTTACAAGTTGATAGAAAACAAAATGGAAATATCTACGGAAGTAATCTATACACACTGTTTCATAGTCCTCGACAGGTTGATATCCGACCAGTCGACAGTCAACCGGTTGAAATTCAATCGGTCGACAGTCAACCCACTACAAATAACAGTATTACAAATAACAATATAACAAGTAACAGTAAGACAATTAATAATAGCGCAACTGACGTTACGCGTGAGCGTTTTGAGGAATGGTGGACACTTTACGATAAAAAGTTAGATAAGAAAAAGGCGTTCAGTTTATTCAAATCAGCACTTAAAAAACATGAATTTGAAACTATCATGAACGGTACTAGAGAATATCTAAAAACTATTACCGATAAACAATATCAAAAATATCCTAAAACCTTCCTATCACAAGAAAGTTATTTAAATGACTTTAGCGAAGAACTACAACCTAGTGGCATGGATCAGCTTAACAGAATGAAGTATGACGAAAGTTATTGGGACTAGGAGTGATAAGTAATGCAATCATTAGGAAGTTTAGCAAGAAATATCAAACCTAACAGAAATATTGTAGAAGAAGAGCATAATCTCAAATGTGAAAAATGTGGTAACACATATGACTATTACAAATTCAGTAATGGTCAAGAATTTAGACATGGTTGTGATTGCTCAATGATTGCTGCTGGTAAAGAAGCTGAACAACAGAGAAAGCAGAAGTATCTCAATCGTATCTTCAACCAATCTAATGTGAACGCATCTTTACGTGATGCAACAGTTAAGAGTTATACACCACAGAACAAGTATCAAATACAAGCGAAGAATACAGCTATTGAGTACGTTAAAACATTTTCCCTAAATGAACCTAAGTCATTAATACTACAAGGCTCATATGGTACTGGAAAAAGCCACCTAGCGTATGCTATAGCGAAGGCAATTAAGCAACAAGGGTATTCGGTAGCATTCATGCATATTCCAATGCTAATGGAACGCATTAAAGCAACATACAATCGTAATGCTACTGAAACGACAGATGAGTTAGTTCAGTTACTAAGTAGCATAGATTTACTTGTACTTGATGATGTAGGCGTAGAAAACACCGAACACACATTAAATAAACTATTTTCGATTGTAGATAACAGAGTAGGTAAGAATAACATCTTTACTACTAACTTTAGTGATAAAGAATTAAATCAAAACATGAACTGGCAACGGATCAATTCACGTATGAAACAAAATGCAAGAACGGTTCGAGTGCTGGGAGATGATTTCAGAGGACGTGACGCATGGTAACGATAGATGACATCAAACTCAATCTTGAGTGTTCAGATGTGTATGCTCAGAAACTCATAGAATATGCACAGGGCGACCAAGACAAGTTGGAGGATATATACTTCCAGAAACTTGCAGAACGTCGTGTGAGGGAGGCTGTGGTCGAATATGGGCATTAGAGAAAATCAACCTAACGCATATAGCCTATATGAAAGCGACGGTTGGGAAATGCTTAGGGTTCTGCCTAGAGATGATGGTACTTTCTATCTTTCTAATAAAGGTGGAATGAGTGATAAGCATTTTAAAACATCTGTAACTAAAGATGAGTTAGCAAAAATGAAACGTAAACATAAATTATTTAGAAAAGAAGAATTACAACAACAGACAACAATAGATGAATTCTTGTTCTAGGAGTGACAACGTGCAGATAGAAATTAACTTTAACGAAACGTATGAGGCGCCTATTGGCTCACCTCGTCCACGTTTTAGAAATACTGGTAGATTTGTACAAACCTACATGCCAACGGCTTATACAAAGCACAAGGAATACATCAGAGAGCAAATGCCAAAGGCAATGTTAAATGGTCAATTGAAAGTAGCGCTTTACTTTTACTTTACACCACCTAAAAGTTGGTCAAACAATCAAAAGTTAATCGCAATTGGACAGTACAAACGTACCAAACCTGATATAGATAACTTAATTAAAACAGTATTAGACGCTGCAAACGCTCATGTATGGAAAGACGATAACCAAATTGTCGAGATACACAGTTTCAAACAATACGCAGAAGAACCGAAAATAATTATGAAAGTTGAGGAGGTTCAATAATGCCTAAATTAATCATTGATTTTGAAATTAAAGGGCAAGCTATTATATCAACAGACAATAAACCAACTGACGAAGAGATGGAGCGCTTAATAGATGTAGCTTATAAAAATGTAGATAGAGACATTCTCAACGAAGCTGATTTCAATAATAACAGTTTATATATAGAAAATGCGTACTGGAGTTGGTAATTATGCGTAAAAATCCTAGAGCAACCTATGTTTATTTAAATGGGGAGCATATCTCACTTAGAAATGCAGCGAAGAAATATAACGTACCACATACTACTTTGCGTGGTCGATATAACAGAGGATTAAGAGGTCCAGAATTAATTTATGGAAAAGGAGTGTACAGCTATGGTCCAAGTGTATGAAAGAAATGAGAAGACATTAACATCTAAACAACTATATTTAATACAGCAAGCCGAAATTAGACACGAAAGAGCGTTAAAACGTAAACGCAGAGAAGAGCGTATTGCTAGGGCTAAACGTGCGGAGCGTGAAGTGGCTAAGCACAGAGTGAATACTAGGTATTTTAAGAATCTAGTACAGAATAATCTTATGGTTAAAGTCAAAACAGATAAATACGGCAATGTGCAGAGGGGGTAGCGGAATGGAAAACGTAAGGATAATTGATTTGAAAGTAGATAATATTGTTCAGTTCCAAGAATCATTAAAAGGTGTTACGGCCATGCAAACGGCTATAGTCAATCGTGTGTATGCAAATGAAAAAGGTTTGAAAACAGTTTGGTATGCAGATGTAGAGAATGCAGGCGGTTATAAATTTACACTTACAGATAACGACGACTTTGTGAGAGTGAATGAGCCCTTTACACGTAAGGTGGATATGGTACACAAGCCAGAACATTACCACAGTGAATACGGTATCGATTTAATTGAGTTTTGTCGTCAACAATTCACTGACGAAGAATTTAGAGGTGCTATGAAGTTTACTCAAATGCGTTACTCACTTAGAACAGGTCGTAAAGAAAATGATGTTCAAGACCAAAGCAAGTTGAAAGAGTACGCAGATAGATTTATGGAAGTACTGAACAATGCAACTTGATAACACAGTACATCAACGGTACAAATATAAAACTAATGCCAAAACACCTACACAAATACAACATGAGTTACGTGAATTAGGTGTCAACGGCTTTGTGGTTAAGGTAGCAGGAAGTAGAGTGACGATGTTGGTAAGTGAGAACGATATTAAAAGGAACAGGGAGTGTTTGAGATGATACCTAGATTTAGAGAATGGGATGCAGAAAGAGAAAAGTTATTCAAAGGCAAAGGTATGTCATATGGAGTTAGAAAAGATTTCGATAATTCATTTGTGATTGAATTTGAACATATGGAAGATTTAGATGCTATCAATAAAGATGGATCTATTGATAGAGTTGTCATGATGTCAACGGGTTTGAAAGATAAGAATGGTACTGAGATTTACGAGGGGGATATTGTTAAGAATATTTATGATGAGATTTATGTAGTTAAATGGTTTGATGCAGATTTTCATTTAGAAGAAAAATACAATGGTGGTTTTGATTATCTTGAATTATATTCGGGAGATAATAAAAAAGTTATTGGCAACATATACGAAAACCCAGAGTTATTGGAGGGCGAGTAAATGACTAACACATTAGAATTTATCAAATTATCAGAGAACGCAACTACACCAAAAAGAGGTCGATTAGATGCAGGGTATGACATCTTCGCAGCAGAAACAGTGATACTTGAGCCACAGGAGAAAGCGAAGATTAGAACAGATATTGCTGTGAACATTCCAGAGGGGTATGTAGGGCTATTAACGTCTAGAAGTGGTGTAAGTAGTAAAACACATTTAGTGATTGAAACAGGCAAGATTGACGCAGGGTTTCAAGGAAATATGAAGATTAATATTAAGAATGATGATTTACCGAGAATACCTAATTTACGTCAGGCTAAGTATAAGGATTTAGAGAATAACTATGTTGAAACAAACGGAAAAGAAACATATAGACTTGGTACCTACAAAATTAAAAAAGGCGACAAACTCGCACAACTCGTTATCGTACCTATTTGGACACCAGAGTTAAAAGAAGTAGAGGAGTTTAGTTATGTGTCAGAGAGAGGGACAGACGGGTTTGGAAGTACAGGGTACTAAGGATATTCTAGAACGTGTGAAGGAAGTGTTGGGGAAGTGAACGAAGATTTTTACATCATAATTTTTATAGGACTTGCATACGGGGTTTTTAGTGTAGTGTTTGATAGATACATGGAGACTGATAAAGCAAAGCATGAAGCTATTTATAAAATAATATTGTTATTCATTGTTATTACAACTACAGGGGTTGCACTTAAATATCATTTGTTACATACCTTGATAGTGTTATTAGCATTTATGTTTATAGATAAAATTAAAATGTTTCGTAAGGAGTGATACCGTGACACAATACCTAATACGCCAATTCAAAGATAGCACAGGTCGCATTCACACAGATGTTGAGAAACCACGTAGTAATGAAACTCTCTCTATTGTGGAGGCAGAGAGTAAGAAAGAAGCGCTTGAAAAGTTTGAGGAGGATAACAATGATTAAACGCATACTAAAAACATGGTTCACAATCGCTATGTATGAGTTAGGTAAATATATTACAAATCAGATACTTATTAAGGTACAAGCGAATGATGATGTGGACGTGCCACAAGACTTCATGCAAGACGATCATATCCATTTAAATGCGGAGGTTTCTCACTGATGTTGATAATCGTAATACTATTAACCATAGCGCTCATAACATCAATAGGTGTACAGGTTGAGCAACGTAAGGAGATACAACATTTGCAAGATATCAATAGAATGATTAGAGATAGTTTACGTAATAAGTAGGAGGTAATCACTTGTACAGCTACGACCAAATAAAAGAAATGATATTCAGTTATAACTGGCGTAAGAACCGGTTGATTGATGAGGGATACATTAAAGATAGTAATGGGACTGCACAATATGGTATCGAGGCTGCAATGCCTAAAGCACAAGGTAATACATCAGATAAGGTATTAAGTATCGTCGCACGTAATGATACATTGTATCGAGTGTTATATAAGCATATAGAAGTTATACAGTTTATTGATGAACATGAACATAAGATTGATAATGACATGAACTTAAATATCTTATATGAATTCAAGAAAGGTAAAACACAAAGTGAAGTCAGAGAGATTATGAAGATTGGAAGAACTAATCTTAAAAGTAGATTAGATGATATTGTAAATGTTTATCTTACTGAACAGAATAAACAGAATAAACCAAATGAACACAATCAACACAATAAGCAACATCAACATTAATTTTATTTATTGATAAGTAAAACTTATAATTGATGTGTGATGAAAATATAAAACGATGAAGAACATTCAACATTTATTATTGATGTTGTTTGTTCTTTTTTTTATTTAGGAAGTGAAACAACTTGTCTTTTGTTCAACCTAAAATTCGTAAAGGTAATAAGACAATGACACAAAGCGAATACCAACAGCAAAGGGAACGTAATAGGCAACGTAATAGCAAGGTATATAACACTAATACTAGATATGGTAAGGATAGCAAGTATATGGAGTTCTATCACTCGAAAGCGTGGAGAGATAAGCGTAAACAAGTGTTATTACGTGATAAATACTTATGTCAGTCTTGCCTGCGTAAAGGTTACGTTAATCCAGTCAAAAAAGGTCAACGTTTTTATGTTCATCATATCATTGAATTGAAAGATGATTGGGATAGACGGTTAGATCTAAATAATTTAGAGACGGTATGCGCTCAGTGCCACATAGAGAGCCATAGAGGGCAAAGAAAGAAACAATGACTTAAGTATCATAATTTTTAGGGAGGGGCTAGAATACCCCCTCTGTGTTTCACGTGGGGTGTAATCGCTCGATGTCATAATTGCGCCCAAATTCTAGAAACTAAAAATCTAAAATGACGTTTGGAGGTGGAAAACATGGCTAGACCGCGCAAATTAAACGCCACGAAAACGGGCAATCATAATAAAGAAGAATTAGATTTACAAGATTTAAAAGAAAATGGTTTAAAACAATTTGAGAAGATCAATACAGATGATATTCCGGACGATTTAACCGATGATGGTATCGCAGAGTGGAAACGTGTCGTGCCTTTACTACAAGATTTGCCTATTGCAGAACTTGATTACGACCGTATTAAACGTTATTGCCAGTTAGTCGCGTTAACAGATGAGGCATATCGTCATATTATGGCAAATGGCACAGTCAACGTTGAGGGTACTAAGCGTACACCTCAATATTTTACCTATATGGACGGAATAAAAGAGTTGAAATCAATCTGTGGGCAACTAGGAATGACTATTGATAGCCGAATGAAACTTGTTGTACCTACACCAGACGCTCAAAAGCAATCGGTTTATAGTGAATACGGCGTTGATGACGATGACTAATGTAAAAATTCCTAAAGTTTATGAAGAAATTTTAGATATACCCGAGGAATACAAAGATGACGCGTATAAATATTGCGTACTTGTATTGTCGGGTACTTTTATTACTTGCAAAGACACACGTCTTGCTTGTATACGACACCTAAAAGACATCAAACGCAGTATTGAAGATGACAGTTTCAATTATGTATATAAACCGAAACGAGCTAAAAAGGTTATCAAATTTATTGAAGCGCTACCTGACACAAAAGGTAACTTCAACAAACTAGGTTACTTTCAAAAGTTTATCGTTGCCTCTGTGCGTGGTTGGTTTACTGATGATGATTACTTACGGTATAAAAAAGCGTTCATTTCAATGGCGCGTAAGCAAGGTAAATCAATTTTAGTCAGTGGCCTAACGTTATATTCATTCCTTTTTGACAGAGAGCCTAAAGAAGGTCGCCAAATTTTTTGTACAGCGAATGATAAAAAACAAGCAAGTATCGTATTTAACATGGTTGCTAAACAATTAATGTACTTTGTCTCGCAAGTACCAGAATTAAAAAAAGATGTTAAGAAAGTTAGAGAACTTTTACAACACAAAAATGACGGGTCCTACATTATGCCCCTCTCTCGTGATACCGGAGCAGTCGACGGTTTCGAACCATTCCTAGCTGTTGTGGATGAATATCACGCTGCAAAAACGAACGAAATGCTTGAATTAATCGAGTCCGGTCAAGGTAACTTGCTACAATCGTTGATTTTTATCATCTCTACGGCCGGTTTTGATTTGAATGGCCCAATGTATATGGACGAATGGCCTTATGCTAAAGAAATACTTGCTGACACATATCGAGATGAACAATATTTTGCAATAATCTTTGAACAAGATAGCGAGGAAGAATGGCAAGACAAAACAATGTGGGCAAAAAGTAATCCACTTATCAATGAGAGTGACGATTTAAAGGAACAGATTGAAGATTTCTTACAAAAACGAGTAGATGAAGCAGTTAAAAAAGGTACGATGTTCCGAGTATTAGTTAAAAACTTTAATTATTGGATGCAAGCGTCAGAAGAAAGTTACCTAGATTTTAACGACTGGAAGAAAAACGAAACTGAATTCGATATTAAAGGGACTAAAACATATATTGGACTAGACTTGTCTCGTGCCGATGACTTAACAGCAGTTTCATTCATACATTTAGATGAACTTAAGAAACAATATTTTGTCACAAGTCATTCATTTGTTGCTACTAAAGGTGGACTACAAGCAAAAATTGAACGTGACCTAATAGATTACAGACAAATGGCGCAACATGGTTATTGCACAATTACTGACCTACAAAGTGGCATTATCAACAGTAATCAAGTATTAGATTACATTGAAAAATATATCTTAACTAACAACTTAGATGTTCAAGCTATTTGTTACGACCCACATGCCATTCATAGTTTTATTGCAGAAATTGAAAAACGAAACTGGCGTTATGAATTAATTGAAATTCGTCAGGGTGCTATGACGTTGTCTAATCCAGTCATTGATTTTAGATTAAAAGTTATAGACGAACAAATTAAACATCATAAAAATCCATTACTCGATATCGCAGTAAAAAATGCAGTAGCTAAGAATGTAAATGATAGTGTCATGATTGAGAAAAAACTCAATCGTGAAAAGATCGACCCATTAATGAGTACGATATTTGCATACGTTATAGCAAGTGAACATGAATGGGATAAAAAACATGCGTTACCGATGTTTATTTAAATTAAAGGAGAATTAAATATGAAAATATTTATCGACAATGAAAATAGTATAGTTTTAGTTGGTTATCGACCTGATTATTATTCATCGGATTTATTAGAGACCGTTGCTCAAAAATTAAGGGGAGTTTATAGTTTTCATGAAATTGTTTTAATTCCTAATTTAGAAGTTACTAATCTTTAATCAATATTTTATTTAAATCAAAGGAGGTGTCACCTCATGGATATTACTAAAAATATTTTAATCATCATTTTAACGTTGGTAGGTATTCTATTAATTGGTTACGGTGCTTATCTAGCATGGCAACCTTTAGGCTATATTATTGCCGGTTTATTAGTTACTGGCTTTGCCCTCTCACTCGACCAACCTTTTAAGAGAGGAGGTGGAAATAGTTAATGGGCGTATTTAATTTTAATGGTTTCAGACGTAGTAATGAAGTAACAGTTGATAGAAGTACCTTACGTATGATTACAGAAGCAAACGGTTTAGGTGGCATTACATGGAATGGTATTACATCATTGCGGAATAGTGATGTATTTACTGCGATTGATATTATTTCTAAAGATATAGCTAGTACGAGTATTCAGTTTAATGATAAAGATAGCTATTTAGATGATGATAAGAAAATACTTAAACTACTTAATAGACGACCTAATCCATATCTTGATGCATGGCATTTCAAATACATTATTGTTGCTAACATGCTTTTAAATGGTAACTCGTACGTTGAAATTGTAAGAGATGATAAAGGACAACCGATAGAACTTTACCACATGCAAAATAGCGCAGTATCCATTGAACAAATAGAGGATAAAATTAAATATAACTACATTGATGAACGTGACGGTCATGTTCGTTTTGATACAGAAGATGTACTTCATTTTAGAATGTTCTCAATGGACGGATTTAACGGTTATAGTCCTTTATTCGCTCTAGCTAATGAAATTGGCATTTCAATGGGAAGTAAGAAATTCTTAGATGAGTTCTTTAAAAATGGTGGCACTTCTACTGCAATACTTAAATATGAAGATGGTCGTTATTCTGATGAAGAATTAGCGATAATCAGACAAAATTTTGAAAACAGTCAATTAAAGAATAATAACGGTTTAGTTATGCTAGATGACACAATGAGTTTTGACAGATTAAAAGTACCAACCGAAGTGTTGAACTTTTTAAATAGCTATAAATTTAGTACCCAACAGGTTGCTAAAGCGTTTGGTTTGCCGTTGTCTAAACTAGGTATCGAAACTGTGAACACTTCTTTAAAAGACAGTGGTATTGAATATTACAGAAGTACGTTATATCCAATTTTCTCAATGATGAATGCAGAAATAGAAGAAAAGTTATTTGCACAAGCACCATACGAAGTAACACTTGATTATGATGTAACGCGTTTAATTGATAGTGATCCTGAAGTAAAACTCGAACGTGTTACACAATTGTTTACTAAGAAAATTATTACGTTAGATGAAGCAAGAGCGCAATTTGGCTTTAAACCAGTAGAAAATGGCAGTGAGCCACTCGCTGATTTAAATACTATATTCTTAAAAGATTTATCAGCTTATCAAGATAGTAAAGTGCAGAAGAATATAGATAACCTCAATAAAGGAGGTGATGAACTGGGTGGCATACAGTCAGATTGAAACAACTACCGATGAAGAAATGGTAGTAGAAGGTTATGCAATTATTTTCGACACATTAAGCGATGACTTAGGAGGGTTTAAAGAAATCATAAGTCCGACTGCACTAAGTCAGGTAGATGTAACAGATGTTAAGTGTTTAATCAATCACGATTATAATCAAATCGTTGGTCGTACATTAGCAAATACGTTAGAACTAACTGTTGACGACAAAGGTCTTTATTTCAAGTGTTTCTTACCAAATACAAGCTATGCGAGAGATATTTATGAAAATATCAAAGCAGGCAATGTAAACCAATGCAGCTTTTTTTATACACTCCCTATTAACGACGATACTGCAAGAGCATGGTCAAAGATTAACGGTGAATATGTACAAACGATTAACACGATTGATGAATTGCTAGAAGTAAGTATTGTTACTCTACCAGCGTATCGAGATACATCTGTTGTTGTAGGACAACGTGCTAAAGGTCTCGACAAATTTAAAGAGTTAGAAAAATATAAATTAGAGTTCGACTTAGAAAGCTTACGTGTAGATACGTAGGCTATTTTTTATGCCGAATTTTAATAAATAAATTAAAGGAGTGAAGCTAATGGCTACATTAGATGAACAAGCGAAGTCGATTAATGATTTAATTGACCAAGCTCAAAAAGCAGTAGCAGACGGAGATGTTGAAACTGCTAGAAAATTGAAAGAAGAAATTGAAACTGCTAAAGCAACTTACAATGAACAAAAAGAAATTGCTGACGCTGTTCAATCAGAAGAAAAAATCTCTAGTAACTCAGAGAAATCAGCATCAACTGAAAAGACAGAAACAGAAGTGAAAAACGATAAACCAGATGCTGAAAGTAAAGATGTAGAAGTAACAGAGAAGAAAGAACAACCAGAAAAGGTTGAATTTAAAGAAGAAGTTGAAGAACCAACTGATGAAGAATTAGAAGATAAAAAGAAACCAGGAGGCAAACGCTCAATGACAAGACAGATTATTGAAAATAAGCAAAGTAAGTTATCTGACGAAGCACAAGGCTTTGTAGATTACATCAAATCAAAAGGTGCTAAACGTGACAACGTTAAATCAGTTGATGCACAACCTTTAATTCCAGAAGATATTAAATATGTTCCAGAAGAATTACCAGAAACAGTAGTAGACCTCAAAAAATTCGTAAATGTTCAACCAGTTACAACTTCTGCAGGTTCACACCCAATTTTAAACCCTGCTCAAGAAACAATGATTAGTGTTGAAGAATTAGAGAAAAACCCAGAATTAGCTAAACCTAAATTTACTGATATTGATTACAAAGTAAAAACTTATCGTGGTCAAATTCCAGTATCTCAAGAAAGTTTAGATGACAGTGAGGCAAACTTAGCGCAAATCGTAGCTCAAAACAATGCACGCCAAGCGTTAAATACAACTAATAAACAAATTGCAGAAGTGATGAAGTCATTTAAAGCAGTTAACACTGCAAATTTAGATGACATCAAAGCTATCATCAATGTGGATATTGACCCAGCTTATAATCTTTCGTTAGTTGTGTCTCAATCGTTTTATCAAGCGCTAGATACATTAAAAGATAAAAACGGTCAATATTTATTAAAACAAGATATTACTAGTGCATCAGGCACTGTATTATTCGGACGTCCGGTATTTATTGTGAAAGATGAAATCTTAGGTGCTAAAGGCGACAAAAAAGCATTTATCGGCGACTTAAAATATGCAATCTTCTTTGCAGATAGAAAACAAGCGTCTGTTAAATGGATTGAAAATGAAATCTACGGCCAAATCTTAGCGTCATATATGCGTTTTGATGTTGTTAAAGGTGTAGAAGATGCAGGACGTTTCTTAACATACACTGGTACTGCAGGCGACTTAGGAACAGGCTCAGACCCAGTAGCATAATTAAGGAGGTAACTACAAATGGCTAAGTTTGAAGTTAAACAAAAGTATAAAGATGTAGAACTTGATAAAGAGTTACAAGTTGGAGACAAAGTAGAAATGACTGTTAAGCGTTCAGAAGAAGTTGAAAAAACTTTATCTGATAAAGGCTTTAACGGTCCTTTTTTAAAACGCCTAGACGAAAAGAAAAAGTAGGTGATTAAATGCTTACTTTGGAACTTGAAGAAGTTAAAAATCGTTTAAGAGTTGACCATGATTTTGATGATGATGAAATTCTAGGGTTGATACAAGCGTCTGAACAAGAAATACAGGGCGCTGTGAGTGGTTATGGTAAAGCAAACGCCTTTTATAAAGGTAATGCACTTTACAACTTAGCTGTGATTAACCAAGTTGGCCACCATTATGAGAACCGCTCATCGTCTAGTCAATTTACTAAACATGATGTCCCTCACTCATCGCTAGCACTTATTCAAAGTTTGAGAGGAGCGTATGCCGTGTGGAAATCGGACGCCTCAAACACCGAATAAAGATTTATGAAGAAACTGAAACAGTGAATGATGAGGGGACATTTGTAACAGATAAAAAGTTGGTTGCTACCCCATATTGCGAAGTATCCAAAACGACGATTAAAGAATTTAGAGAAATGGGATTAGATGCAAGACGAGGCACAATCGACTTTATTATCCGTTACCAACAACGTGTGGAAATTCAGTCTGATATGATCGTGGAATTTAAAAACAAGGATTACAAAATTAAATATATTGAAACTGATTTTCAAGATAACGAACGTCAAATGTTGAAATGCGAGGTGGTGGAATAATGGCTAAAAAACGATATGACAGTGATAAAGACATATCCGATAAAATCAGAAAGTTAGTCATCAATAGTGAAAAGCAATCTAAACAGGCAGTAACAAAAGCTGCAAAAGTCTACAAAGCTAACATTGAGGCTAATACACCCGTGCATAAACGACAAACCCACTCATCACACGCTATTGAGACTTTAAAAATATCTAGTTTCAAACGAGATGAACTCAACCCAACGAAAACAGTTGGTTTTGATAAAGGGCGTAAGCGTGCAGATGCCGGTTGGTATATCCACTTTCCAGATGTTGGTACACGTCCATCTAATAGGTCAATGGGCCAACCACCACAACATTTTATGAGACGGTCACAGGAAATGAGTAGAGCGCCAATTCTTGCAATTTACGAAAACGCCGTTAGGAATATGGTTGACATTGAATAGACATCCTATTGTGCGTATTTATAACTTGCTACTTAACGACAGGGAATTGAAACGACTACTCAAGTCTGAAAAGATACCAAAAATATTTAATTTTGATATTCCAGAGAATTATCAGAAAGCGGAGTACACACCACTTATTAGAATTACACAAATTGATTTACAAAACATTATATACAGAGACGGAGATAGTGAAGACTATCTCTTTTTGTTTGCCGTTGAAACGTTTGGTAGTGACATCAACACGACTTTCACAATCAGTGAACGTGTGAATGCTCTCATCAAACAATATAACGGCAGAGTAATAAGCCGAGACCTTCAAAAAGATAAGGCGCTCGGCATTTTTAATCAAATGAACGAATACAAAATAATCTTACCAGTAAAGGAGTAATTAATAATGGCAGATAAAAAAGTAGCAATTACATGTGAAGGGTTTAAAGTACGAAGACAAGAAGGTAACGGTTTTGAAATTGGCAAATTAACAGACGTCCCAGGTTTACAAGAAGTTGGAATAGAATTAGAACAAGGTAACGAACCAGTATATGCAGACGGAGTTAAAAAATTAAACTTATTCAGTGGTATTACTGGTGCAACAGTTACAGCAAACTTAATGGAATTAAACAAAGAAGAACGCGAACAATTCTTAGGTGTAAAAGTTGAAAATGGTATGGAATTATACACTTCTGATTTAGTACCTCCATATGTATCAGTTTCTTGGAAATATCGTTGTAACGATGGCTCATTCATTTACTATGGTTTAACTCGTGGTAACTTCAACATTCCAAACACAAGTGCATCAACTATGGAAGATAGTCCGGAACAACAGGACCAAGTAGAAATGGAAGGCTCATTCGTACAACGTGATAAAGATAAATTAGTATATGCACGTATCCACAGTGCAGATCCAGAATTTGATGAAACTGCATTCTACAAAGCTATTCATGGTGATGATACTTCGGTGACGACTGAAGAAGAGCTACCATTAGCATAATAAGTAAGAGGCGACTGTAAAAGGTCGCCTATTTTTGTATACAAAAATAATTTATAGAGGAGCAATAAAATATGGCTAAAGTAATTTTAAAAATCGACGGTAAAAATAAAACATTTGTAAAAGACAAAATGAATTTAGGTGCAATGAAGGCACAAGCAGAATTTGAAAAATATATTCAAAAGGGTAATAAAGCATTTGGTAAATTCCAAAAATTTATGCGTGATAACAAAGAATTTGTTCAAGCAGAACAAAAATACAACGAAAAATTAGAAAAAGCCGAAACAGATGAAGAAGTTGCAGAATTAGAACAAATGGGACAAGAACTAGAACAAATGGAAGGTTACGAAGATTACTTAAAACGCGCAGAAGAATTAACAGAAGAAATTGAAAATGAGTCAATCGATGGCGTGAAAATCTTTGATGACTTTGCACAATTATTAGTAACTGTATTTGATGAGAAATTTACAGTTGACGAAGTATTTGAAGGTTTAGAAATGGAAGGTGGCATCGAGGACGCCTACATGAAGATTTTTGCTAACAACGATACGGGAAAGCGCAAGAAAAAAGCGACTACAACAAAGACAAAACAGCCGACGAAGTCCTAGAAGATATTTATCTTGTGTACCGTCATTTTATAGAGGACGCACAGTATAAACCACACGAAGTGGACGCTATAGTAATGGAAGACTTCAATAAATATTTCAATACGAAAAAACGTAAACGTAAAGCGTCGAAAGTTGCTAAATCAGGGGCGTTAAGTCCAGAACAAATGATGGCATTAATTTAAAAGTAAAGGAGGTGGGATAATGGCAGATTTTAACTTAGGTGCAGAGGTATCAATGGACGTTGACCCCATAAAAGCGTCAGCGAAAACGTTAGAGCGGCAACTTAAAGGTTTAAACAAATCTTTAAGAGAACAACGTAAAGAGTTTAAACAAAATGAGATGAGTGCCGAACAACTTGCGGGAATGGAAACCGACTTAGGTCGTGCAATTAAAGCACAAGAAGGCTTACTTGCAAGACGTAAAAAATCACTCGAAGATATTAAAGAAGAAATGTCAAAAAGTGGGAAAGCTACTGACGAGCAACGTTTAAAATTGCAACAAGCAGACGGAGCTTATCGTAAAGCTCAAAACCAATTGTCTAGTTACACGAAAGAATTGAAAGATGTACAAGTGGCTAGCAAAACGTTTGGGAAAACGTCCGACGATATTAAAGGTAAATTAAATAACCTAAGAGACGAAGTTAAATTAAGTGAGGCGGAATTTCAAAAATCAGGTAAAGCTACAAGTGATTATGAACGTCACCTTAATAATCTATCAGGTGCTTTGAGTAAAAGTGAAACTAATATAAAAGCATTAGAGGATAATTTAAAAGTTGTATCTGATTTAAAAGGTGAAAATAGCCAAGAGGCTAAAAAGTTAAGTACGGAGATTAATAAAGAACGCTTATCTTACACACAATTAGGCGCTACGCTTAATAAAGTACAAAGTGACTTCGATAAAGTGAAAGATGAGAATTCTGAACTGTCTCAATCAATCAATAAGACTGAACAATTTATTGATAAGATGAAGAATAACGTTAATTCTTTATCAAATGAATTAAAACAAAGTACTACAAGCTTTAGAGGTTCGGCTAAAGAGGCAGAAAACTATCAATCACACTTGCAATCATTAACTAATATTCAAACACGACAAAAACAAGTTATCGAAGAATTAGAAGATGAATATAAGCAAGTGACAATGGTGCAAGGTGCAGGCTCTCAACAAGCACAAAAGTTAAAAGATGAGCTTGATAAACAACGTATTTCCTATACATCACTTAGCAATCAAATTGACCAAACAACTGATGAATACGATGCCTTTCGATTAGAAAACTCACAAACTAATATCACTTTGGGCGAGGCTAAACGACGCCTTGAAAGTTACAACAACGCATTAGATTTAAACACTGTTAAATTTAAAAGTGCGAATAAATCAGTTGAAAGCTATCAAACACAATTAAGTCATGCCAATGCAGTGATTACGCAACATAAAACTGTGCTAGAGGGTTTACAACGTCGCTATGATGAAGTCGCACATGCGCTGGGACGTGACAGTGCAGAGGCTAGTAAGTTACAAAACGAATTGTACAAAGAAGCCGTAGCTTTAGAAGTTGCTCAAAATAGAGCTGATGAACTTTCTGATGAATTAGACGAAGTGGCTAAATCACAACGTAAAGTCGCACTTGCCGGTACATTAATGACGGCTGGGTTTACTGGTGCTAGAGATAGTGCTGATCGTATTGCAACGACGCTAAGAAGTTTAGGAGAAGTTACACAGGGTGTTGTTGGCGAAGTTATGGCCACACAGTTTACTAACTTGGTTCCTATTATGGGTTCTGTAGTTAGTGCTGGTGCCGGACTAGGCGGTATGGTTACCGCATTAGGTGGCGCAGCAATCGGTTTAGGTGGCTCATATGCTATCGCATTAGGTGCAGTCAAAGCATTTACAGGACAAGCAACATATGCACTGAAAATGCTAGAAGACGGCACACTCTCAATCACTTCAGAAACTGCAAAATATCAACAATCATTAGCTAGTTTAAAAACACAATGGGAAGGCTTAATAGCACAAAACCAAGCTAAGTTATTTAATACTATGACAAATGGTATTAATATGGCAAAAACAGCACTCTCTCAACTCAACCCGTTTTTAACTACAACGGCAGGTCAAATTGAGCGTTTCAGTAGCCGTTTATTGAATTGGGTTAATACTTCAAATAATGTAAAAAACGCATTCAATATCTTAAATACACAAGGAACGCAAGCATTCAGTCATTTATTAAATGGTGCTTTCCATTTTGTTGACGGTACAACCGCTGTATTTAATAAGCTAAGTCCCTTATTTGTGTGGGCATCAAAAGGCTTTGAGAATATGGCTTTATCGTTCAGAAAATGGGCCAATAGTGTTGAAGGCTCTAAAGCGATAAATGGTTTTGTTGAATACACTAAAACTAACTTACCTATCGTAGGAAGAATATTCGGAAATGTATTTGGTGGTTTGTTCAATCTGTTCAGTGCATTTAGTGACCATTCCCACAATGTGTTATTAGGTATCGAAAGTGTAACGGAAGGCTTTAAAAATTGGAGTGCAGAGTTAAAACGTTCTGACGGGTTCCAACAATTTGTACAGTATTTAGAAACGAACGGTCCGAAAGTTTGGACTTTAATTAAAAATATTACTGGTATTCTGTGGGGGCTTATCAAAGGCATGGCGCCAGTTGGTGCCGTAACATTAAGTGTTACAAATGCGATTACTGGTTGGATGTCTAGCATGATGAATACGCATCCTGTTATCGGTCAATTAATTGGTAGCATTGTCGCCGGTGGTGGTGCATTACTACTATTTCTAAAACCTTTATTCTTAATTAAAGGCGCTTTAAGTGGTATGAAAGGTGCTTTACTTGCAGTTACAGGTGCGCAAAAAGTATTTGGTGCTACTGGCGCTATCGCTACACTGAAATTAAATATATTTAAGAACGCTACAATGGCCACTCGTGTAGCATTACGTGTTATGAAAGGTGAAATGGCTTTATCAACTGTTATGACACGTAAATATGGACTTGCTACAAAAGTAGCTGCAGTTAGTGCTAAAGGTCTACAATTAGCTATCAAAGGAGTAGGTTTAGCATTTAAATTTATGACTGGTCCGATTGGTATTGTAATCACTGTTATTGGCGCTTTAACCGCTGCCGTTATTTATCTATGGAAGAATAATGAAACGTTCCGTAACTTTGTAATAAATGCATGGAATGCAATAAAAAATAGTGCAGTAGCAGTATTCGGATTTATCAAACCGTATATCATTAATATTTGGAACGCTATTAAGAATTCAAGTATTGCTATATGGAACGCTTTAAAGACTGCTGCACAAGTAACATGGAACGCTATAAAGTTTGCAGTCCAACATCCTATTCAAGCGTTAAAAAACATTATTTCAAGCATTTGGAATTTTATTAAAACAAATAGTTTAAAAACTTGGAATTTAATCAAAACTGGAATACTTACTATTGCTAAAAGTTTAGTTAGTTTAGTACGAGCTAGTTTTAATGGTTTGAGATCATTCTTTAGTAGTATATGGAATTTTATTAAAAATATTTCTGTAAAAACTTGGAATGCTATTAAAAATGGTGTGCTATCTGCAGTTAAAGCGTTGAATACAGGCGTTCGGAAAATTATTTCAACCCTCAAAAGTTGGATGGTTAATGCGTGGAATTTCATTAAAAATAAAGTTGTTACTCTAGCTAAAGGTTTATATACTGGTGTCAAAAATGCATTCAACAATTTATGGAATGCCACTAAAAAAATATTTACTAACCTAAAAAATTGGTCAGTAAAAGTATGGACTTCACTCAAAAATAAAATAGTTTCAATCGCAAAAACGTTATACAACAACGTTAAAAAAACTTTTACAAGTTTATGGAATGCTACAAAAACAATTTTCAACAGACTGAAAAACTGGACAGTTAAATTATGGTCATCTTTAAAAAATAAAGTCGTAAGTTTAGCTAAAGGTTTATACAGTGGTGTAAGAAAAATATTTAATAATCTGTGGGGCTTTACTAAATCGTTATTCTCAAGATTAAGTCATTGGTTAATCAATACTTGGCGCTCAATCAAAAATAAAGTCACTGATTTTGCTAAATCTTTATGGAATGGTGTTCGTAAAACTTGGAATAACTTAAAATCAGGCACACATAATATTATGGCTAAAGTATCTAGCAGTTTAAAAAATACTTGGAAAGGTATTAAAAATTCTGTTGTAGATATGGCTAAGACGTTATGGAGCAAAGTAAAAGGTACATTTACCAACATGCGAGACGGCCTAAAAAATATTATAGGCAAAATCAAAAGCCACATCGGTGGAATGGTTAAATCAGTTAAAACTGGATTAAATAAATTAATCAAAGGTATTAACTGGGTAGCCGGTAAAATTGGCATGGATAAGTTACCGGAAATTAAACTACACACTGGTACCGAAAGCACACATACACAAAGATACGTTACAAACGGTAAAATCAATCAAGATACAATGGCCACTGTGGGAGATAGAGGTAAAGGCAACGGCCCTGGTGGCTTCCGACACGAAACGGTCATTCCACCTAAAGGTAAACCGTTTATCACACCTGCAAAAGATACAACAATGCCATTAGCAAAAGGTACACGTATCTTAAATGGTGCGCAAACACATGCTATGTTAAATCAACCACAATATAGCGAAGGTACTATTCCTAAATTTAGTGTTGGCTCAATGCTAGGTAATGCCTTATCGTTTGGTAAAAAACCTAAAAAAGCCAAACATGAAGATCATAACGACGTTGTGACTGATACTAAAAATAAACTAAGCAAGGTGTGGAAAGGCACTAAGTCCGGTGTGTCTAAAGCAGTTGAAACGGGTGCTGGTTGGGCAAAAACTGCAGGTAAAGCTGTATCTAAAGTGGTTGGCGATGTGATGGACTGGGTTGAAAAACCCGGGAAATTATTAGACATTGTTTTAGATAAATTCGGCGTAAATATGGATGCATTCGGGATCGGTAAAGGTGCAGAATTGCCATTCAATATAATGAAAGCGGCATTCGGTAAGATTAAAAAGAGTGCTAAAGAATTAATCGGTGGTTGGCTAGAAGATGCCGGCGGTAGTGGTGATGGAAGTTACATCAAGTACTTAGATAACATCACAACACCTTATAGTCCTAATGGACCGCCACCAGGTTATGCATTTAGTTGGCCACACCCTGGTATCGATTTACCGTACCATTACGAACCTATCCAATCTACATTAACTGGTAAAGCTTTCAACAAATTCATGGCCGGTGGCTGGGGTAAATATATCCTAGTTAAATCTGGTGCGTTAGAGGCAATCTACGGACATTTAAGTCAAAGTAATATTAAGAATGGTCAACATGTAAATGCCGGAGACAAATTAGGTATTTCGGGTGGTAAAGCAGGATTAGCAGCAAGTGGTGCGTCTACTGGGCCACACCTACACTACGAAATGCATAAAAACGGAAAACCTATTAACCCAGTTACATGGCTTAAACAAAATATGGGTGGAGGTAAAGGTGGTTCTGCACCTAAAGCCGGTAAAAAATGGGCGCCTCAAATTAAGAAAGCACTTAAAATGAATGGATTACCAACAAGTGCAGCATATGTAAATGCGTGGGCTAGACAGATTGATAGTGAAAGTAGTGGTAACCCTAGAGCAGTACAAGGTGGCTATGTTGATGCGAATACTGGAGGCAACGAGGCTAAAGGTTTAGTACAAGTTGCTAAAGGTACTTTCCAATCAATGAAGTTCCCTGGTCACGGTAATATATTTAATCCGTTAGACAACTTATTAGCCGGTATTCATTGGGCTAAGACAAGATACGGAAGTAGTATGTTATCAGTTATTGGTCATGGTCATGGTTATGCTAAAGGTACAAACAACGCTCGTAAAGGCTTATCCACTGTGTTCGAAAAAGGTGGAGAAATCATGAATCTTTCAGGTGGCGAGCAAATCATACCGAACGATGTATCGATTGCAGCAATTGAAAGTGTCATTAATAGTGATATCTTTGCACGTACACAATCGGCCGTTTACGAGGCTATCTCAAGATTTGCAGACGGACTAAGAGAGAAGAAACAACAAGAAAGTATAGAAAAAGCTGAATTAAGACGTTTACAAACTGAGAATACTGACATTAAAGAACAAAACGCTTTATTAAAAGCAATTTTAGGTAAGATGGATGCATTGCTCAGCAGTAATCAAAACATCGAACAGTCGAACGCAGAGATTAGAGATAAAAGATATTTCCCTAACAGTCGTGAATTAACAAAAATGAACAACGAAAACAACGCCTTAGACGCTAAAACACGTCTTATGGCCGGACGATAGAGGAGTGAATAACTATGACTTTCACTTTATACGACGAAGATATGAATAAGATAGATTATCCAGCGGGCATTACGCCCCTGGATTTTTTAGTTTCTTCTATTGAAAGAGAGCGTTATGAAGAAAGTGTCAAAGGCATTCCGGGACCTATTGATTATGGTTTCGATTTTAAAGAACGAGAAATCACTTTAAATTTTCAAATGGAACATTATCACGGTACCCACGATTTTAGATTATTAAGAAATGATTTATACAATATTTTCAGTAGTCATAATCATTTGTATGTGTCGGATGATTTATTATCCACACGGTTGATTAAGTTACAAGTTGACGGACAATTCCAACCAGAGCGTTACGGATATTGGTATTCAACTGTGGAGATTACAGGTAAAACAACAGGTTTACCATTTTGGCGTACGAAGTATACAACACAAGACATTGAAACGTTAGGTTTTAACGCAATCGCCGAAAAGTTTGGTACTGCAGATGGCATTAACATTGATTATCCAAAATACACATTCACAGAAAACAAATTCACGGTATGGAACGGTGGCAATTTAACGTTAGATCCACGCAATATGCCTTTAAAAATTAAACTTAAACACTTAGTAACAGACGGTAAATTTAAATTAACAAACAAAACAACAGGAGAAACGTTTGAATATTATGCACCTCGAACTGGCAATACAGTTGATTTAGACGGTGTGCAAGCGTTTGTTGGTTATCAATTAAATAGATTAAGAGAAACAAATAGAAAATATATCAGTATTGTTCCTGGCATTAATGAAATTGAATACAGTGGCGGGACAATGGATGATATTCAGTTTGATTTCCCATTCTATTATAAATAAGGAGTGATTAAATGGCACGAAGAACGATTGATAGCTTATTCGATAGAAATAATTTATCGAATGTCAATGATAATTTTTTTGAGTTATATCAAACTATCAACAATATTAATATAGATACTTCTCAAGAGATAGAAGAACAATTATCTAATGTGACAGAACAATTGAAGTCTTATTCTAAAGAATTGAATGATTTGAATTTAGTAGGTCTGAATTACAAAATGGGAGAAGATTTATTTAATAAGCCCCCAGAAGGTATAAGTTATAGTAATTATGCAGAAATTACAAGAGACAGTTATTTTAGTGGTTTAAACGATAGATATTCGAGTTTTGGTAATAATAAGATAACAATATTGCCTGGCGGATGGTTTTTTTATAAAATCAAAATTGATAGCTTTACTGAAAATACATTTACAATGGTAGCCAAAATTTTAAAAGGTGCAAGTGTGAGTAAAGTACAATACAGATTTTTAGATGAAGGTCAATTAACAGGTGCTGCTACAGATTTTGACTTGTTAGATGCTGAAAATAATATATATGGTGGCGTAGGAATACAAATCAAGAGTGGAAAGTATTTAGAGATTAGATTTGATAACAGAGAAGCTTCAAGCAATATGGTTATTGAAAACCCAGTATTGTTTGAAGGAAGTGAAATTAAAGCAACCGATAGTGAGATAAAAAATATTTATCTTAATTTAAACAGATCAAACATACAAAATAATGATACTAATCAAACTGAATTAATTAATCACTACTCAGTTCCTGTGAAGACACCAAATGAGTTTGAAATAAAAGACCATGTACTTAAAGATAGAATAATGACAGATGGTAAAGGGAACTTCAGTGTTAATTACGATATAACTACAAATAAATTAACTGGGGGACAAACTTATTACGTCGATATAATCAATGGAAATGATAGTAACGATGGTTTGAGTGAAGAAAAAGCATTAAAAAGTATTCGATATGCAGTAGAGAAATCTAAAGACAATGATACAATATTTATTAAAGAAGGTACTTACTTTAGATATGCTGGCGCATTATTTGCTAAAGATTTTAACAAAAGCTTAAACATAATCGGAGAAAACGATAAAGTAAATATTGTTATAGCAGACCAACCTAACTGGAATAAGACATCAGGAAAAACAAAGGTCTACGAGTTCGCTCGTTCCTCTGTAAGAAATGTTATAAATATTAAACTAAATACGCCTTTAAAAAATGTTGGTTCAATAGATGAAGTAGATACAACTACTAACAGTTGGTTTACAGATAATACAAAAGTTTATGTAAATGTAAACGGTACTCCAAATGATAATATCGTTCCGATTATTGCTGGGACAAACTTTCAAGTAAGTGTATTATCAAGCAATATTTACATGGAAAACTTAAATTTTATTGGAGGTAATAATGGAGTACAACTAAATATGAGTAAAGGTAACAAAGCATATTTAAAAAATGTCAATTTTTATCATAGTAATCCTACTTTTAATGGTATAGCTATTGTAGGTGGAGATTTAGCAATATTAGAAAATTGTGAGGCAAGTTACAATAGCTATGATGGTTTTAACTACCATGTAGGCGCTGATGGATCTCTTCCTTTCATTGTTGAAATTGATTGTTTAGCCGTAGAGAACGGTAGTGACAAAGGAACAGCAGGCGTTAAATCTAATAATGGCACAACTACTCATGACGGTGTTAAATCTATCAGGGTAAACGGTTCGTATGGTAGGAATGATGGAGGAAATGTAGCTGATGTAAATAGTGGCACCCAAAGTTGGAATTTAGGTTGTTCCGCATTCGAAAGTTATCAAGGGAAAGATTTCCAAATCGCATCAGGTGCTATTATGTTTCTTGACAACTGTACCGGTTTTGGCAGCGAAAATAGTATCAATGTTGGTAACACAGAGGATGCGATTTATACACGTATGGGATATTATCAAAATAAATTAATTGCAGGAAAAGAAATACTTTATTAGTCGACTATTAAATTAGTCGGCTTTTTATTTTAGGTGGTGAATTATGGAAAACTTATTTTTTATTAGAGACTTAGAGGGCGAAGAATACTATTTAGAGGGCACAATTAAACATGAAATGGAATTGAATGGTGATGAACGTATTGATATGGATATTCCATACACACCAATGAACAGTTTATTTTTAGATAAACAAGATGATTTAAAAATGTGGATTATCCTATTTGAGAATAAAGAGTATCGTATCATCTCTAGCAAAATGAGCGGTTACGGAGATAAATACAAAGTAAGTGTTGTGGGAGTACTCTATATGCTTGATTGGTTAAATACACACCGTGTTTATGAACGTGTCGATGCCAGTTTAACCACAAAAGAGGCGTTTGACATTGTCTTTAATGATACGCCGTTCACTTATGTAACCGTTGATAGTGCGCCTAGTGCTAGATTTGAAGGTATTGGTGAAGGTGCAACGAGACTAGAAATATTCAAAACGTTTATTGAACGCTATGAATATGAATTTAAGTTAGTAGATAAGGTATGCTACTTACACAATCAAATTGGTAATGATGCTAACTTTGAGTATCGCCACAAAGTTAATACGCAAGACATAGAAAAAGAAGTAGATGCTTCTGAAATGTACACTTATATGAGAGGATATGGCGACTACAGAGAAGAAGGTGGGGAAGAAGAAACTACTACCGAAACTACCAATTCTGAAACATCTTCAGGCTATCAAAAAACAAGCGTTAAAGTGATCGAAAATGATAATGAAGAAGATGTGACTAAAAAAGCGAAGTTAAAACGAGAATATACATCACCACTTGCAGCGATTATTGGCATACGTGAAGGTCCTCCTATCATGAATGCTAATATAACTAAACAAGAAACAATGGATAAGCAATTAAAAGAAGCTGTTGAAAGTAGTATAAACATCTCATTTACTGCTGATATTTATGATATGAGTAGACATGGCTATCGTTTCCAACATGCTGAATTAGGTGACAGAGTATTTTTAGTAGATGAACGTATTGGGTTAGATACTGAAATACGAGTAGTCAAAATAGATAGAGAAATTAATAACGAAGGATATGTCACAAACGTTGAAATTACATTCGGCTCAGCTAATTTAGCAGATAATTATAGTAGTAACTTATCGACTGCTGCTAAAGATATTCAAGATTTAATTGAAGGGCGTAAAAAATTAAAGTTTGATGCACTTGATGTAATTAGTCAATCAATGGTTAAGAAAATACTAAATACTTCAAGCGAACTAGCTTTTGATAGTAATGGTATTCATGCAGTAGAAAAGAATAACCCTAACAATCAGATGACTTTAAATAGCAGTGGCTTAATGCTTTCAACTGACGCAGGAAATACTGCAAGAACAGCGATTACTGCAGAAGGTATTGTGGCAGACGCAGTTACTACAGGCTCGATATGGACTGAAAATGTGAATGTAATTGGTACTGGGGGCTATTTATCTATCATTGGCAATGAATTATTAACCGTAGATCCTAACAGTTTATCCCGTACTTTATTACAACCTACAGGTCTTTCAATCACACGTCCAGACGGCGCAGTCTACATGGTGAATGGTGTACCAAAAATGGATTTAGAAATTCAAAAAAATAGATTGAATTATAGCAAAGTAGATTATAACAATAGAGTTTATTTAACATCTGAAAATGAATTCCAATATTTTGAATATTTTTATTCACAACATAAAGCACGTTATTTACAAGTTTCTTACGCTATGGGGTGGGACTTTGAAAATACCACAAAAGAAGGAGTTATAGAGTTCGAAGTGGAAGAATTTGGTATGAATAGCAAGAATAGAACTGCAAAAACAGCAGTAATTGCTAAAAATGGCGGACCAGAAGTACAAGGAACTATTCAAATAGATTTAGGCGTACCTACCTATGAACCTTTAAACTGTTATTTAAAATTTAGACGTGCTAGTGGAACGTCTAAAGATAAAGTTACTATAAGAAGTACAAGAATTCATATGAGAGGATGATTAAATGAACTGGTTATTATTTTTAAAATATATAGATGATAAATATCATATTGTTCAAGCAGGTTCAGATATTGTACCTACAGAACCGTTCGATAAGGTGTTGCCCACAACTGAAAAGGTCGCTCGCCAATCTGAAAAAGTTTATTTTGATGGAGAGAAGCTTAAATTAAAAGAAGGGGAAACGCTTTTAAGTGTCGAAGAATTAAACGCTAAACGTGTTGACCCTTTAACAATTGAAGAAGAAAAAGCTCAACCTGTCATTTACGACGTGGAGGTGTAGTATATGAAGGATAACGAAACAACGTATAAAATGTTTTCTATCCTCATACTTGGTGTAGGGTTAATGATGTTTGAACGTGGGTTCTTTTGGACGAAAGAACAAAACGACGTATTAGATGATAGTGATTTTTATATGGCACTGCATCAGATTATGCCTATTTGGATGTGGGGTGTAATGGGTATGATTTTTAGTATACTCATCATCATTGCGCCATTCTTTTTACCTAAGCAACATCTCAATAATAAATTTAATTACTTATGCTTAATAGGAGGCACTGGGAACGGTATCTTCTATTTTTTAATGACTTCAGCATCTATATATAATGCGATTAATTGGTTAACGCCTTTGCAATTTGCAACGTTTACTACAATCAATATTTTAATAGCTTTTTACGGGGGTGCTGCAGTTGTCAGAAAACGATAGACGTTTTGTAACACGTACAGAATGGCTCGATAACAACATTAAGGTTGATGAAAAGATAGATAAAGTTGATAGAAAACATACAGACGCACTAAACAACTTATCTATAAAAGTGGAACGCCAAAGTGTTTTACAAGAACAATCTCTTGAAAGTCAAAAGAAGTCAGAAAAGCACCTAGAAAAATTATCAGAAACTATGGGTAGTTTTGGAACTAAATTCACAGATATGGAGTATCAAGTAAAGGATCATAGTAGACAACTCGAAACTGTTAGTGAAGTGATTAAAAAGAAAAAAGATTATAGCGCAACAGTTGTAGGTGCAGTGATAACTGGTATTTTTGGCGTGATAGTAGCGTCAATCGGTTTTGCTGCAGCATTCTTTTAAGTCGGTTATTAAGTTAACCGGCTTTTTTATTTTTAGGAGGTAAAACGATGAATTGGAAATTAAGAATTAAAAATAAAGCAACCTTAACTGGATTGGTCGGTGCAGTATTGTTATTTATCAAACAAGTAACTGAAGTTTTCGGTTTAGATTTATCCATACAGTTAGAACAAATCGGTAGTCTGATAGGCGCAATTCTAACGTTATTAGCGGGTTTAGGTATTGTAGTCGACCCTACCAGCAAAGGTGTTAAAGATAGTGGCATTGTACAAACATATAACAAACCACGAGATAGTAAAAATCCTGATGAGTTTGTAGAGTGGCAAAATGTAAAAGACGAAAATAAAGCTTGTGCACCAGAGTTAAACGAGAAAGAACCTAAAACTTTTGATACATCTCTACCATTCACAGATGACGATGATGAAGTGGAGTGGGACGTATCTGATTATGAAGAAGATGAAAATTTGATGCGTGGTCAATCGCGCTTGCACGAGGAGGTTAAATAATGGTCGCAAATTTAACTAAACAAGAGGCAATAACTTACATTTACAGTTTAGAGGGAAAAGGTTGGGACTTTGACGGTAGTTTCGGTTGGCAATGCTTTGATTTAGCTAATATGTATTGGTATAAATTGTTTGGCCATGGTCTCAAAGGTTTAGGTGCAGCAGATATACCAAATGCTAACAATTTTACAAACGAGGCAACTATATATCAAAATACACCGGAATTTAAAGCTCAAGAAGGCGACGTAGCTGTATTCAGTAGAAAATACGGTGGCGGCTATGGTCACGTGACTATTGTGCTGAACGGAAACTATGACGGTAGTTATAATCAATTCTTGTCACTTGATCAAAACTGGTTTGGCGGTGGTTTATCTAAAACAGAAGTAGCGCAACGCATTATACACAATTATGACTTTCCTATGTGGTTTATCCGTCCTAAATATAGAACAACACAAACACGCTCTGTACAATCTGCTACTAAAAATAATAAACAACCTAAAACGTCTAAACGTAAAGCTAAAAAGTTAAATTATATTAAAGACTATGTGAAAGGCTATAAATTACCTAAACGTGGTTATAACCCTAAAGGTATTGTTATCCACAATGATGCAGGTAGTAAAGGTGCTACGGCAGAGGCTTACAGAAATGGCTTAGTCAATGCGCCATTATCAAGATTAGAGGCAGGAATCGCGCATAGTTATATTAGCGGTAATACAGTTTGGCAAGCGTTAGATGAAAGCCAAGTTGGTTGGCACACTGCCAATCAAAACGGTAATAAAAACTATTATGGCGTGGAAGTTTGTCAGTCGAGTGGTGCGGATGATAAAACATTCTTGCAAAACGAACAAGCTACATTCCAAGAATGTGCGAGATTGTTAAAAAAATGGGGCTTAAAAGCGAATAGAAATACTATTAGACTACACAATGAATTTACACAAACAGAATGTCCTCATCGTTCAGCGAACTTACATGCAGGTATGAATACTAAAGTAGATGCATATACAGATGAAAGACAACTTAAAATTAAAGACTACTTTATTAAACAAATTAGAACATATATGAAAGGCGACATACCGACTGCAACCGTAGTAAAAGGTTCAAAATCATCAAGTAATACGGTGTCTACTGTTGCAGGGGCATGGAAACGTAATAACTACGGAACATGGTATATGAGTGAAAAAGCAAGATTTACAAATGGCAGTCAACCTATCATGGTTAGAACAGTTGGACCGTTTAGAAGTTGTCCACATGCTTATGACTTTCAACCTGGCGGATATTGCGATTACGACGAAGTAATGTTGCAAGATGAACACGTTTGGGTTGGTTACGATTGGAAAGGGCAACGTTATTATTTGCCAATCAGAAAATGGAATGGTGTAGCGCCACCTAACCAAAGTGTTGGTGATTTATGGGGAACAATTAATTAAATTTAACGTAAGCAATAACCTTGATAAAGTTTATACATGTTAGCATAATATATTCAGATGACATTTCACTATTAGTTCGTATAGGGATAAGTATAACCGTGCTTGTCCCTCTTTTTTATGCAAAATAATACACTTTTATACTGACATTATATATTATTAAATTGCAAATTAACATTTTCTAAATGATAGGGGAAGTACTATATGAAAAACTTAAATGAGCAAAAATTCTTAAAATGTATTGAAGAATATCAATCAATCACTAACCAATTAAAAGAAGAATCTAAGCATACTTCTAAAATTCCAGAAGACAATGTATTTTATAACGTGTGCGGTTATTATATATTCCTTAAACATAAAAATGAGATTACAAGTATCATTGAAAATAATTATCAAAAATCTATCAATTATATCAATTTTTATGAAATGCTAGAAAATATATTAAATTCAGATAGAAAAATCTTATATAAATATTTGAATGATGCTTATGAAATTTATAAAAAAAGAACATTAATATAAATTATTATTTAAATAAACTCAGTATTATGCAATTAAATATATAATGATATTATTTATATTAGTTTAATCGAAAGGAAAAATATTATGTCATTAATGAACAAATCTATTCATTTAACAACTAAACTATATCAAAAGAAGGTGCCTTTATTACCCAAATTAATGCAAAGATTTAATAGGCTAGTGTTTTCTACTGATATTCCTAAAAGTGTTAAAATTGGTAAAGGAACAAAATTTGCTCATAGTGGTTTAGGTTGTGTTCTTCACGAAAGAACGATAATAGGTAGTAATTGTAAAATACTTCAAAATGTAACAATTGGTGGTAATTCTAGAGGAGAAACACCTGTTATCAAAGACAATGTTTTAATAGGTGCAGGTGCTACAATTATCGGAAATGTAACAATTGGAGATAATGCGAAAATAGGCGCTATGAGTTTAGTTTTAGATGATGTGCCAGCTAATACTGTTATAGTAGCTAATAAAGGACAAGCTCTAGAAAGAAACAAATAACAATTAAGTTGTTTTCATGTTATAATAAGCTTATAAGGCATCTTTAGTACCCAAGTTTAAGATAATTAAAATAATTATCAGATTTATAAGAGGCCGACGCTATATTCTAACCACGTTCATAAGAGCGTGGCTTTTTTTATGTGAGGGACTCGGGTCCCTAAAAAGTCCCTAAAAATTTGTATTATATGGTGTGTTATTAATAGGCAAAATAAAAAGAACCCCGTCGTTATGGGATTCTTAATTTCGAAAAGTGTTTAATTTTCGGTTAATAACGTCCTGGGAGGGATTCGAACCCCCGACCGATGGCTTAGAAGGCCATTGCTCTATCCAGCTGAGCTACCAGGACATAATTTTTTAACACAACAATTATTATAGCTAAAGAAAACTTATTTAGCAATAGTTATCTTATAAAAAAAGTTTATATTTTTCACTAATTACGTGTAATTGTAACTTACAATTCTATCTATAGAGCGACACTCAATATACATCAGAGTTTAAATAATAATAAATATAATTAACAAACTACAATTAATGAGCGCTGTTAAGAAAGGGCCAATAGTTTTAAATTTATTTTTCATAATTAACCCTATAAAGCCATCAAAGAATTGTATAAGTATCATTAAAATTGAAACAATAATTAGGAAATTATTATTGATAAAAACTAACGTAATGATAGAAAGAACAGTTGCTGAAAGGCTACGTGAAAGTGCGTAGTAAGAAATGGTTGATCGACTCATATAGCTAGATTGTATGGAAAAACTCATACTTACTATAGCACTAATAAAAGTGAATATAGCTAAAATTAAATACATAAAATACCTCTTCTTATAAATGAATTGGACATATATTACCTACTATACTACAAAATCCTCTTATACCCTCTCATTTTTCATAATTTCTCATTATTAATAAATATAAAATTTGCGTAGTTATATTAAAGAAAGATAAATAATAATCAGCTCTGTAAAGCCAGTGTAAAGGTATTGTAAACGTTTGCAGAATTGTCAGATTTTGCAAAACATATTTGAATTCCTAAGTGTGTGATTTACAATCTTTGCTTTACAGTTTTGATGATTAATGTCCAAGTTAAGAAAAAAGAGCCAATAGATGGAAGAAGGACTTTATAGTATAAGTATCAAAACGATAGTTAAACACAACAACCTAACAATCGTTTTAAGAATTTTACCTATCAAATTTAAGGAGTGTATAAAATGGAAGGTTTATTCAACTCAATTAAAGATACAGTAACAGCTGGTATTAATGGTGATTGGACTAAATTAGGTACAAGCATTGTTGGTATTGTAGAAAATGGTGTAGGTTTACTAAGCAAATATTTAGGTTTCTAATATAAAAAATAAAAAAGGAATGGAGAATTTAACATGAAAATAGTACAAGCAATTTCAGACGCAGTACAAGCAGGACAAAACCAAGATTGGGCTAAATTAGGTACAAGCATCGTAGGTATTTTAGAAAATGGTATTAGTTTCTTAGGAAAAATTTTCGGTTTCTAATTTAATCAATAAAAACAAAATGCTAATAAATAAAGAAATGGAGAGATTATAATGCAAAAAATCGCAGAAGCAATCGCAAACGCAGTACAAGCTGGACAAGACAAAGACTGGGCTAAATTAGGTACAAGCATCGTGGGTATCGTAGAAAACGGAGTAAGCGCTCTAGGAAAAATCTTCGGTTTCTAATTTAATCAATAAAAACAAAATGCTAATAAATAAAGAAATGGAGAGATTATAATGCAAAAAATCGCAGAAGCAATCGCAAACGCAGTACAAGCTGGACAAGACAAAGACTGGGCTAAATTAGGTACAAGCATCGTGGGTATCGTAGAAAACGGAGTAAGCGCTCTAGGAAAAATCTTCGGTTTCTAA